GGATGGGGAGTGTAGTGGAATGGGTTGTTGAGCCGTGTCGGAAGCGAGAACGAAGCGATGGAGTGTCGGATATTATGCAACATGGGTACTGTCTGCGGATTCGGGAGTCGGACCGAAAAAATATTTCGGGAAAAATGGCCGGAGTCGGTTGCCGAGACTTCGGAGTAGTTTGTTATCGTTCCGTTTCAGGGCCGATCGGCAGGGAGTCGATCGGTTTTGTGACGATGCTATCGACCACGAATTTCGAGAATCCCCGCCAGGGAAGCGCTCCGAAATACTCCTTGTAGTGGAGTTCGATGTTTTTGCCGCCCAGCAGCATCAGCTTGCGGGCGAGCGCTTCGTTTTCGACGGAAAATTCGAATTCGTAGGATTGGATCGTGCCGGCCGTTTTGGACCGTATGCCGGATTGGATCAGCTTGCCTTCGTAGGTTTTGAAGATGAGCCCTTTATAAACGACATAGTTCAGTTCTCCGCTTTTGACGCCCTCGCCGAAGACGAAGAAGAAGCGGATGTAGAGGAATACGGTCAGGGCGACGATGAGTAATACGGTGAAGACGATCCAGCGTTTTTTCATGCTTGCGGCGATTTGTTCCGATGCAAAAATAATCATTTAATCCGATTCCGGTCTTCCCTTCGTATTTTTTCCGGGAACCGGAGCGGAAGGCCGGGAAACGCTTGCGGGGGCGAATCGTCTGTCCGGCGGCATAGTCCGGGGTGCTATTCCTGCCGACCGTTTTGCTGCAAATACACAATGTTATAAAAAAAGAGTTGCATTGCTGCAACTCTCTCTCATTCTGTGGTGCCACCGGGAATCGAACCAGGGACACAAGGATTTTCAGTCCCATAATTATATTTTTGAATAATTATGTGTTGTTTGAATTTTTATATGAAAATCAATGTTTTAAGCTTCCAAATGTGGCGATTTTATTTTGTTTATTTTTATCTATTTTTGTTTGTTTTTGTATTTTTGTGTCGAAATTGTGTGTTGAAATAATAATTATCCTATCAAATGAACTATTCAAAAGACGGAATAACAGTTGCGCCCATAATAGATACGAGTCATCCGAAAAAGAACGGAAAGTGCCCCGTAAAAATTCGTGTAACCTATCGCCGGGATCGTCGCTATTATCCGACGGGCAAAGACCTTACCTTGGATGAGTGGGAAGGTCTGACTACAACGAAGGTTCGCGCCCTTGTGGCCGTTCGTAAAGATATAGAAAGCAGTTACCAAATTGTTCGTGGGGTTGTTGAGGAATTGGCACGCGACGGTATTTTTTCATTCGATAGCCTCAACAAGCGATTGAAACGTTCGGGGGTTGATACTCTTAACCGTGCATTTGCGGCTAAAATAGCGGAATTAAAAGAGCAGGATCGTATCGGGTCAATGCTGGTTTATAATGTTGTTATACAGGGATTGGAGCGGTTTGCCGGGGATCGTATTGCTCTTGAATCTATAACGGTGGATTGGGTAAGACGTTATGAGCGCTTTCTACTCGGAGAAGGTAAGAGCCGTACAACGATCGGAATACACATGCGCCATTTACGAGCCATATTGAACGATGCTTGTCGATGCGATGCGATTAAACCCGCGCAATACCCGTTCGGCCGAGGGAAATATGAAATACAGGCCGGTGAGGGCCGTAAATTGGCTTTAACGCTGGAGCAGATCGGGCAGATCGCCCGCTATGAGGATGGGAACGAAGCAACGGCCAAATACCGGGATTATTGGCTGTTCCTCTACTTGTGTAACGGGATCAACGTCGCCGATTTCGTGAAATTGCGGTATCGTGATATTGTGGACGGTGAAATCTGTTTCGTGCGTCAAAAGACCGAGCGCACGACTAAGACCCGTAAGGAAATCCGGGTCGCGGTAGTTCCCCAGATGCAAGCTATTATCGACCGCTGGGGTAATACTCCAGCACCGAATAACTTTATTTTCCCAATTCTCGACGGGTCGGAGGATGCGGTGCAGAGCCACGCTAAAACAATAGCCGCTACCGGGTTAATCAATAAACGGATGCGGATGATCGGGGAGCAGCTCGAAATTGGGAACATATCGACCTATACGGCGCGTCATTCGTTCGCTACGGTGTTGAAGCGTGCCGGGGCGAATATCGCCTACATATCGGAAAGCCTCGGCCACCAAGATCTGAAGACGACGGAAAACTACCTTGCCAGCTTCGAGCGAGAGGAACGAGAGAAAAATGCTGCATTACTGACGAATTTTTAATACGATTATTTGCATAATGCGCCGCAGTGCAGTACCTTTGTCATATCGTGTTATTTTAGTTGGAATGATCGGCGGGGCACATCTTATTTCCGTCGGTCATTCCGTTTTTACTGCATTTCTCCTCTTGGATGTGGTGAATAGCAACAACCTCACGCCTAACCGACGCACTATTTCGCCGGACAAAGGGTGTTTCATTTTGGAACAGTGCTTACAGTGACGGAGAGAATGTCCGCCAAATGGACGATGAAACCTGGTGTTAATAGATTTTGCCTTTCCTGTTTCACCTTGCGAACGATGCTATTCTTGCTTTTGTAGTTTATAGGCGTGCACGATGCCTCATACTTTGCCTCAACTCCTTATGCAACACCTTGCAACTTATTCCCTACGTACTGCGCTTTTGCCAAGAGTTATACGGCATCGCGATTGATGAACAGCGAATCATTGAAGTGTTTTTTGTTTTCCCCTATGAAATACGGCAAATTCTTCGCCTTTTCGATTCTTTCGGTGTTGTCCTCGACCCATCGTTTGAAGTTGTCGGGCACATCCTTGACCTCATTCAGCGGTTCCTCCCAAAAATCCCTATCCGTGCCCTCGTTGGCTATAATTGGCACTGCATAGCACTTGCAGTTCGGGTGCCACCCGATGAATTTGAAAGATTTCGGATATTTTCCCTCCATTGCGTCACATATTTCCAGCGGCGCACGCCCTTTTTTGAAGCGCGGATACCAGAACTTTGCCAGCCACTGTACGTGCGATTTTGATGTTTTTACCTCATATCCGACAATAAAATCAAGTTGTTGCCAGCGGATACTGTCGGCTTCACGATAAGCGCTGTTTATTTCGGTGCGAGCCATACGCATAGCATTCTGATAAGATGACCGGTAAACGCCTTGCCCAGGGTGATAAGCCTGCGCCACTTTCGACAGGGTAAGATTGCCGAACGCATTTCGGACACGTCGAAATAGTTTGTCCGGCTCATTCAGATAGACGCGTACATCACGGCTTATATCGGCAGCGCTTCGGCCTTCGCTGATACCTATAGATAAGGATAATTCTATGTGCCGTTCGAACTGCTTGGCGATACTCCAAACTCTTTCGGATAAATTATGCCCGTAAGTTGTTCTACGTTGAAATGCCTCAAGTGCACCGAGATTGTGAAGCATCCATCCTTTTTTCGGATTGTCGAATAGTTGTTTTACCCATGAATCGTTCTTGTCGTTGGCAAAAAACCATTCCGAAGTGATCCCCGCTGTAATTATAGTGGACAACTTATTTCGGAATGAAGATAACGAGGCATCGGCTTGTTTACTACGGCTTTTGTTTGATGAGAAGGCGAACAATCGCCCCGTATTGGGTTGATATTTATATCCCATTCCCAGTCGAATCAATTCATCCGAGGCCACATCATACAAAGCCTCTATCTGTCGTAGATATTCTTCGAC